CGCCTTGACGCGTCCGCGCGCAGCCTGGATGCCGAACCAGACGGTTAGCAGGCCGCCGGCGATGAAGCCGGCGGCCGGATGAATCAGCGACGCTCCATAGGCGATGCCGCACACGCCGGCCACGATCATCGCGTCAGGCAGCACCTTGATTAATTTATGCATCAGATTCCCAAAATGATTTTCCGCCGGACGCGACCGGATCGAGCGCCATCAGTGACGTGGCGTTAAACATGGCCATCAGCGGGTCGATCTTTGCCGACCCGGATGCTTGTTTCGTAATAAGTGCTGCGTTGCCTTTCGGTTCGACCCGCGCGTTTCCGGCGCACCAAGCCATCAATGCCTGCCCGCCGTGCACGAACATCCCCTCGGCCAGCTTCCGCTCGGCCAGCGTGATCGCGCCGATCAGCTTCCAGCCCTGCGAAATGCCGAAGATGATTTCTTCCGGCACGCCAGCGTCGACCAGCGCCTGGAACATGACTTTGTGCGTCTTCTCCGGATCCAGCCCGACAGAGGCCAGCAATCCGGATTGATGGACTTGCGCGACAACCGCCGCCACCTGCGCGACGTCGCCGGGCAATTCCTTGATGATCACCAGATCGCCGTCTGCTTCAAAATCCTTGTAGCGGGCTGCCTCGGCCTTCCTGCGCTCGAGCGCAACCGGATGGGCCCACGCGCGCGCCCAGCCAAGCCATCGCTGCGTGCCGCGCTCTCGGCCGATGAAGTACAGGCCCAACAAGTCGTCCAGGCCGCCGCCGTCAATTCCGGATGTGATCACCTCGCATCGGGCAATCAATTCCTCCAGCGTGAATACGGCAACCGCCTGACGCTCCCAGAACACGGCACCGGTCCAGCGATCCGACCGCAAGGCCAGGCCAATCTCGACGTTCAGGTGCTTGGCCAGGAAGCCACGGAACTCTGTTTCGCCCTTCTCCAGCGCCTTGCGATATTCCCGCTCGATGAACTCTTCGTCGACCGACAGGCCCCAGTTCGGATTCGTCACGTAGGCGTTGCGCACGTCGCGGTGCGCCTCGGCCTTGAGCATGTACTCAGGAAACTCGTAAAGGATCGGGTAGAACGCCGGGTCGTTGATGCGCCCGTCGCGCACGCCGCGTGCATACAGCAAGCGCGACAGGAACGCACCAGCTGGTGGATCGTCCGACTGCGTCGTCGCGTAGATCACGAAGCCCTCGGGCCGCGAAGCCAGGCCGCCGGTAGCTTCCAGCAGCATCGCGTCAGCGCGCGGGTGCCGGCCGAAGAGCCAGAGCTCGTCGACGAACACGCCGATCGCCTTCTTGCCCGATACCGTTTCGCCGTCGGCCGCAACCACCTTCAGCGTCGCATTCGTCGCCAGGTGCGTAATGGTGCGGATATGGTCCTGCACCTTGAGGATCGCGGCCAGCTCCTCGTCGGCCTTGATCATCGCGGACATCGGTTTATAGCTGTTGTCGGCCACCTCTTTCGTCGGCGCCAGCACGATGAATTCACCTTCCGGTCGCCAGTTCAGCAGCAGCGCGGTGATCATGATCCCGGCGGCAATGGTCGACTTGCCGTTCTTTTTGCTGATCAGGAGCATGAACTCTTTGATCAGGCGTCTGCCGGTCTCGGCGTCGTAGCAGCCGAAGATCGCGGCCACGAAATCCAGTACCCACACCTCGACGACGTCGCCCATTCGGACATTGCCCGCGTCGACCATCGTCAATTCTTTGAAAATCGCCAGCGCAGCTTCAGCCTGATCCGGAAACAGCGGCGGGCACGGCGTCAGCGGCCGGCGCGCAACAATCCTCTCCTCCCAGTCAGGGCAGGCGGTACTCCAAACCGGCCTCATTTCTGGCCGTTAGAGACCAGCCGAGGCGGCGGCAGTGGCCCGCCAAATTTCCCTTGGGTCGCGGCCTTCGCTCCGTCGACGCGCTGCTGCTTCTTGCCGCCCTCGCCCAGCTTCTGGTGCTTGAACGGCATCAACGCCTTGGCGAAGTCGCCGCGCACTCGGGCGTCCAGGCTGGTGTCGTTCATCATTGCGATGAGCAGCACCTCGGGATCGTCGGTGTAGCCGTAGTCGGCGCTGCCTTCGTTCGATTCCGGCGGCGGCTCGGCTGGACGCTGCGCTGACGGCTGCCTCGGGGTCGCAAGGCCAGTCCAACCGCGCTCTGCCAAGTATTTCGCCACGTCCTTGTCTTTAACAAGTCGTGACCCTGCCGGCGATGCGGTCTTGGCGCTGCAGCCTGCCGCAATCGCCGCTTCCTTATTGGAGGAACCGGCCAAAACGGCATCGGCGAAGGTTCGCTTTTTGCCTGTTAAAGCCATTAACATTTCCTCCAAGGGGAATAAAATCTGCGCGTGGGAGGGAGCGCGGTCTAGGTCGGGAAAGGTCCCAAGGTTTGACCCCGCCCCATGCCTATGTAAAACATTGTTATGGTGTAATGTTGCTGGCAACGCATCAGCGCGCGGCCCGGTCCCGCCTCTGCGCATGGCTGTCGTGGCACGGCTTACAAAGCGACTGCCAGTTCGACGTCTGCCAGAACAGCTTCATGTCGCCGCGGTGCGCAACCTTATGGTCGACTACCGTTGCGATCGGGGGCAGCAGGCCCTTGTCGTAACACGCAACAGACTCAGCGTCGGACAATCCCTGCGGAACGCCCATCGCCGCGAGGCACATCACGCAATGTGGGTGCTTGAGCAGGAACCCTGCGCGCGCTTGCTGCCATTTATATCCGTATCCACGCTGGGTGCTGTTCTGGTCGCTGGTTCGCCAGGAGCTTGGGTTGACCTCTGCTGCGACCCTGCTGGGCGTGCTAATCATCTGCACGCTCGATTTCAGTGTCTGCAGCTTCACTTCTTACACGCGGCCCATCTGAACTCCATGCGGCAGTGATACGACTTGCGCATCGGCCGGCAGTTGATGCTTCAGGGTGTCGGTGATCTTGTCGCGCTGGTCTTTGGTCATGTTCGGTGGCAGCGTGACTGTGATGATGCCTTGTGAGCCCGTCTTGGCTGGCATGCCATACGCGTCGCATGCGTCACTGCCCTTCTCTGCTTCGACCGGCTTCTCGCTGACCAGGCCATCGACGATTGCCTTGATGCGCGCACCCACCAGCTTATTGCGGTACTGATCGGCAATGCCTTGTGCAAATGGGTAGAGGCTGGTCAGACTGGGGTTGATGCCCAGCTTCAAGAGTTCGTCTGCGATGATCGATTCGAGCTTATTTTGCGCCTTGTCCACGATAGGATTGACAATAGCGTGGATACTCATCTGGAGCATATCGAGGATAGCCGAGGATTCTTTCTTGCTGCCGTTCGTTGCGTTATCCATGTCTTGCCTTGTAAGTTTGAGGTTCACTGCACACCCGGGCCGGATGCAAGCTGGGCAGCCAAACAACCAGAAGCGCCGCACCATCGAACTGCCGCATACCGGGCAGCTTCCGCACATTCCGGCATCGCCGATCATGCGCGCCGGAGGCGGCGGTGGAGGCTTGGCCGAACGTATGTGGAACGTCATTGCTGATGCCCTGACCGTGCTGGCATCGGCACTGGGTTGTCGAGCGATCTGCTCGGGTCGTCATTCAAATGCTGCGCATACCGCTCGAACGAGCCATATGCCTGCCGCGTCGCATCTGAGAACGCTAACCATCCAGCGGCCATCGCATCGAATGAATGCGGGATTGGTCGAGGTGGAACATGTCCGGCGTATGACGTGCTGCTGCGCTCCGCACTCCACCGCTTGCGCCCCCGATAAGCCAGCGCCCAGCACAGCCCGCCAGTAGCGAGGATGCCAGCACCAATCAGGGCGCCGTACAGGAAGCAGTCGAATACCGTTGGGTCATTCATCGCAAGCCTTCACGTTCAGTGCACGGCATACCACCACGTCGATGGGCTGGCCGTTCAGGTTGTGGCCGTGCGCCTGCAGTGCGATGGCCAGGCGCTCGTCAGCAGCTAGGCGCGACGCCAGCGCGTTGATCTGTGCAGGGTCGTTGTTGAGGACGGCGCGGGTGATGGCGGCGCGCCAGAGGTGCTGTCTCATTTGGCCGCCGTGAACTTCAATTTCATTGCGCGCTTAACCCAATAGTTGACGCGGTCCCAATCGGGCTCAGCGCCGGTGATGGCGGCCATGGTGGCGATGCCGTATAGGTAAGGCTTGAACCACCATGCCATCTTGACCTTCACGATCAGGTTGCCGTTGGCCATGCTTACCTCGGAATAAGAGACCGCCAGCACAGGCCGGCGGGAAGGCGCCACGGGGAAGTGGCGCTGGAGACTCGGTTAAACCTGCAGTTCGCGGATCGCTTGCTGCACTTCTTTCGTCAGCGCCTCAATGTCCTCGCGCTTGGAGTCGATGGCCGATGCGACCGGCGCGCGAACCATCGTTAGCCCGCCGTCAGCGCAGCCGCCGCTCATCTGCCCATTGGTAAGCTTTATCCCGGCCGAGATTGGCTCCAGCCGCCGCAACAGCGCACGGACAGTTTCAACGTGGAACTCGACAGCTTCGCGCAGCCATGAAATTGATACTTCCATTTGCAGCGGCTCGCCTGATGGCTTGCCAAGTGCCGCTTGCGCCTTGTCGTAGGCATCAGTATCGCCGCCGTGCTTGCGTGGATCGTTAATGAACTGTTGCATATGCATCTCCTGTGAAGTGCGGAATGAACCGTCGCCTTCACAGGCTTGCGGGAATAATTGCCGCTTACGATTATGCGGCGCTAGTGTTGATGCTCATATTCGCTGCCAGCGGGCAGCTAGCCCTAGCCGATTTCGTACTGCCGCAGCTGTTGTGGCGGCCGGGAACTCCCAACCCTACGCGACGACACGCGCTTGACCACACGGCTGCATATTCGGCGTCGTTGATCGTTGAAGCAGCGCAAATCCGCGCGGCCCGACTATGCATGCGTGTGTTCACCGGTTGCGCCGGTGAGGCGTCCGCTTACAGCGTGCGGCGTCGTGCGCTTTCGCTCGACTGATCCGGCCAGTGCCGGGGCATCCTTCATGCGTGGTATGGTCGGCTCGTTCGATGACGGGTCGCATCAACGCCAGGTGGCCCGTATATTTGCTGCGCCAATCGCGCGCGCAATAAAAAAGCCCGGCAACCTTGCGGCCCGGGCTTTATTCACAAGTCGTTTCCCCATAGAAGAAGCGACCCAGTGACGACATGTTACCCAAAAAGAAGCCGCGTGACAATATTATTTTTCAGCAGCCGCTCCAACTCGTTGCGCGCGCGCTGCGCCTCTTCGATGTAGTCAAGCTGCGGAAAGCTCCACGCCCTCATGCCGGCAACACCCAACTGAATGCGGATCGCCCACTGGTGCGAGCGCTGCAGGCTGCGGATCATCGCGTCGGTGGCCTCGGCGATCTTGTTGTCCTGCCGCATTTGCGAAGTGTCCTCGCCGCCGTAGCCGTCGCCGTCCGACTTCAACATCTTTTGCAGC